GACAGCAAACGGATTGAACGGCTTCGCCTCTCCAACTGAAATCATTTTGAAGATTTCGCCATACTTTTCCTTCCACGTGATGCCAATGTTGCAAGGTCCAATGTATTCGAACGAAAGCTCGTCTTCCTTGTTCGTAGCGGCAAGGCTTTCACAAAGTTTCGGAATTGCTTCATCGAATGCCGTGCCTGGGGTAATGAACTTGGTTTCACCATCCTTGAAGACGAGAGTTTCGTACTTGCACGGTTCAACCTTAGCAACTACGGTGATAGTGCCGTCGCTTGCGGAAATGCTGCTGTTTTTCTCATCATAGTCAATGGTCACCGTTCCCGTTCCGATGAAGGAGAGAAGTTTCATCGTGGACTTGCTTACGTTGAAAGCGAAGTTCGGGTCACTCTTGGAGTTACCGAGGTTGCTCATGTTGTAGCGGGTAACCACGGACATGTCTTCATTTCCTACACGGAACGAAACCACGCCAGACTTGCGACAGATGTCAACATCGGAGAAGTAGTCGCTGAGACTGAACAATTCAACCATATCGCTCTGTTCCATCTGGAATGTAGCACTGGACTCGCCGAACACTGCTTCTTCAAACGGTTCCACAGTGGCGACTTCGGCTTCGTAAGAGAACATCGGTTCAGGCTCTTCATACGTAGCAGGAACACCAGCTTCTTCCTTACCGTCAGCAGATTTTGAATCAAGCTGCGGTGTATCGGGCTTCTTCAGGAATCCTGCGACATGGATTGTATCTTCCTGACGCATTAACGCAATATGTTCGCTGTTGATGCAAGTGTTGAGAGCCTTGCCAAGGAAACGGGCATTGAAATAGAATTCGGAACGGTCGGCAAAATCAGAATTGTCGTAATCACCTTTCCAGATAGGTGCCTTGATTTTAAGTCCGCATTTCAAGGTGAAATACACCTCACCGTCACTAATAACGACCTTTACTGGTTCATCTGCATTTTCAACACCAGAAATGAGAGATGCAGCATAACGAAGGGAAGGAGAATTTGTATCAAAAAGAATCATAAGACTTCCGTCAGTTTACTTTCGTTATTAAAATACATTATTCCAATAAAAAAGACGTACCAAACGGTACGCCCTTTAAAGAAATCACTAACGATTAGAACGGGAGGTCATCGTCAGGGAAGCCTGCTGCGTTCGGAGTCGGAGCTGCGGGCTGCATCTGAGGCTGTGCCTGAGGTGCAAACTGCGGCTGCGGAGCAAACTGCGGTTGAGCCTGTGCGAACTGCGGCTGAGCCTGAACACGAGGCTGTGCAATCGGCTGAGCTGCAACGGTCGGTTGAACTGCAACGGTCGGCTGAGCAACAGGCTGTGCCTGTACAAACGTCGGCTGCGGCTGTGCAAACTGCGGTTGCGGAGCGGCCTGCGGAGCTGCAAACTGCGGCTGAACCTGAGGCTGAACCTGCGGTGCTGGCTGAGCAACTGGCTGACCCATTCCAGCCAATGACGGCTGTACAGGAGCGGCCTGCGGTGCAGGTTGAGTCGGCTGATTGACTACAACAGGATTGCTGAACTGCGGCTGCGGTGCGGCCTGCGGAGCTGCCTGTTGCGGCTGAGCGTTGTTGAGGAATTCAGCACCAGACATACGAGTCATTGTCGGATTCGGTCTGGCTGCAGGAGCAGACGTATTCGGAGTGACATCAGCAGAATTGTCAAACGAAGCGTTGCCAGACTGTTCTGCCAACCATTCGTTAAGCATCTTCTGAGCTTCGGCGTAATTCGCAGGAAGGTCTTCTCTCTGGAATTCGTCGAGGTCAACGCACTGGTTCAGGTAGGCCAAGATTTCCGCATCAGTTGCGGCCAAATCACTCGGAGCGTCAACAAACTTGCTGGCATCGTAGGTGTTAATAGCCTTTCCGTTAATGATGTTTCCAGATTCCTGACACGTAACGATAAAGTCACGGCCACCACGAACCTGTTCGGGGAAGAAACGTGTTGCATTCTTAAGTTCCAATTCATTCGGAACATACACTGCACCTTTCTTACGACCTTCCTTGGTGTTTTCCCATCTCCTCTTTGCTACGACTTCTGGTTCACGAGGATAGTCGAGAGTGTTGTTAACCTTCACGGAGTGTTCCCAGAGTTTCACCTGGTTGTTAAACTCTGGATGAACCATATCCTGACGGATAAGGGTGTTAGCAACATAGCTCGTGCTAGCGGCGTTGCCTTCATTAACCTTCACTTCTTCTGCAGCAAGTGCATCACCAGCATCGGCCAATGGTTTAAGCTTGTGGAAACGTTCCGTCTTCCAGTCGCAGTACGGGCATATTCCCTTATAAAAGTCAGGAGCGTCAGAAAGCGTCCTCAAACATTTGAAGTATTTCTTAGGTCCCTTACCAATACGGAGATAGTGGACTACAACCTTGCGGAATGGAGAGGGGTTTTTATCCCATACCAGACCACCCTGTGCGTCACGCTTTACGCTCGGAAGAATACGAACCTGAGCGGAATAAGATTTGTGGGAATCGTCCAACCTTGTTTTCCATACACGCTCATCAACTTTGCGTTCTGGTTCGGTGGACTGGGAAGGCGGCAAAGAAGCCGCAGTTGGAACATAGTTCAAGTCAAGTGTACTCATGTTATTACCTATTGTTAATTCTCATTGTTATTAACCGAGGATTTCTCCTCGATTAAAGTTTATAACGTAAGTCTTACCAAATATATTTTATTCCAACTGCAAATGCAAGGGCTTATTGCATTTTTTCCTTCTTTTTGTATTCCAGAGCCTCAGCCATCTGACGCTTGTATTCGAGCATCTTGGTCTGTTCGGTCTTCTGCATGGTGGCCACGACCTCCTTCAAGTTCTCAGGCGTCTTGTAGTCCTTTTCATCAGCATGCATCTCCTTCAAGGACTCCTCGATGTCGTCAAACAGGTCATCAATGCTCCATTCCAAGTGGGCGACCACCTTGTTCTTGATGGTAGCGAAGTCGAATACATTCTTTTCTTCCTTGGTCAGTTCGGTGTCCTCAACCTCGTTGGCGTGGTTCGGGTCGTAGTCGTCACGAATCTTGACCCTACGAACACCGTCCTTATCAACGTACGTTTCAAGAATCTGGTCGGTTTCCTTCTGGTCAAGAACCTTCTCTGATACCTTCTCGGAAGCTTCTGTGTACTCGTCGGCAATGCCAAAGTATTTCTTTCCAACCCACTTCTTTTCAGGTGCGCTCTCACGGATTTTCTGAATCCACTTCTTGTAATGCTCGGTCTCGACAAGCTGGTAAGCCCTAGGACCAGTCGGCAGGAACGGGGTTTCGTCAAGCATCTTGCTGTGACCCGTTGCAGCCATCATGTTCAGGTCGGCATTCAAGGCGGCAAGCTGCTGTTTCTTTTCACGATTGCTTTCTTCAATCAGATTCTTATCGGCGGCAGTAAGTGTGCATCTTTTCATTTTATGGCCTCTTTTCCAAACGTGCTATAATCCTTTCCTTCAAACCTGGCGGCAAGCTGGAATTATCCAAGTTAATCCGCCCATCCCGCTTCGCCTTGTCGAAACAGTCGGCAATCTGGTCAACGATTGCCTCTATGATGTCGTCCGAAAATACATTCTTGACAAGGAAATCAATGTCAAAATACTCATCAAGGCTCGACACAACTTCGAACATCCCGATTTGGGAGTCTCCTTCGTGCAGAAGGTGATAGACTGTCGTCACGCATTCGTTGAAATACGCCGCCCTGTCCTTAATCAGCGGTTCAGGCATGCTGAACAATCCGCAAGTTCCATCCACGGCAGAAGGAGTCGAAAACATCGCCTCAATCTTGTCGCAAATAGTCTGCCTCTGGTTTTCATCCAATACGGTAAACATAAATACCCAGTAGTTCAATCTACTGGGTAAAATACATTTTTAAAAGAGTTGCTGTGCCACATTCCCAAACGACGGGTCTAACGGTTTCTCCTTTTTCTGCCTATGTTGCTCGAATGCCGCCTGTTGAGCCTGTTGCTGAGATTGCTGTTGGAATTGCTGTACGTTCTGTGTCTGTTGTTGCTGACGGGTCATTGGCCGTCGCTGGTCCATCTCATCCAAATGTTCCTGCACCATAGTTTCTTTAATGATACTCTCTATGAGTTCCATATCCTCAGGTTGGGTATCACTGATACGCATGTGGGGCCAATCAACCCTAACATTAAACTGCACATCGCTGGAACCAAATCGGTTTTTACTAATTACAACGCTAAGGAAGCCTGCCTTCTTCAACGCAACGTCACGTATAATGATATAGTAGAAATCAACCGTATCGCCAAGACCCATTGAACCAGCAGTCTGGTCCATGCCGATATCCTTCATTCGATAACCAGCACGTTGCATCTGCGTTCCAGTCAAGATAGCCATATCACGATTAACCGCAATGTTTCTCAACTGTTCGGCGGCATACAGAATTTTCTGGAAGCTACCATCAAACTGGGTATATGTACCTGAGTTCGGACTAATAATACCGATGTAGTCAACAACGAGGAAGTCAATTTTAATTCCCTCGACCATTTCCAACTCGTTAATATAACCCTCGATATCATCAGGAGTTGTCTTTCGGGTCGGCATCCAGTTGATGAACAAGTTGCCTGGGGTCTGTATAGACGGGTCATGTTCGGCTTGAAGCTTTACAATCACTTCCTCGTCACTCATCTTAGCGATGTCGTAACGAGATACATCGAGAATAGCACTCGTTACACGCTCCCAAATCTTTGCAGCATCAAGTTCAAGACTTATATATACCACATTGTAGCCCATAGTCGCAGCAAAGGCAGCTTCGTTGACCATGAACATCGACTTACCACCGCCAGAAGTACCACCGACAAGGCTCAGACACTTGCGGAAATATCCACCGCAAGTACCCTGTGCATCTGGGGTTTCACTGGTGAATTGGCGAATTGCAGCAATCCTTGACGGAATACTCTTTTCCATGTCGCCCAGCTTAGACTTTGCATACTTGGCGTCACGGATATAATGAATACCCAAGTTAGTTGTCAGTTTGAAATTCAAGGCATCCTGCAATTGCGGCATAATGCCACGCATTGCCGAGGGGTCCTTTCCGTGCATATGGAGAGCATACTCTTCCATTAGCCTTTGGGAAACTTTGAACTTGAAATAATCTTCAATAAGGTTCTTTTTGACCTCTTGCGAGATTACGCCAATGGGCTTTGTAATTTTAAGGAGTTGCGCCTTGGCTTCCTCGCTGTACCCTGGATTCTGATTTAATCCAGTTACAAGTTCCTGCGCCGTCGGATAACGGTCGTATTTCCTACGGAAAGCATTAACAAGGTAGACAATCTGTTTGTCCGCCTTATCTTCAAAATAATCTTCCTTAATCTTGTCAGCTATACGCAGACGGATATTTTCGTCTTCAAAGAAACACCTCAGGACATACTCTTCATCGCTCAAATCTTCTACTACCATATTTCACCTTCGGTTATTTATCACAGTTCAAAATAAAAGATACATTATCATAATCATTTTGGCAAGACCTAAAAAACCAGACGGAAGACATACACCCGTCTGGTTTTAATTAGGTATTTACCATTAAGCCTTGACACCCTTTGCGGCAATCTCTGCGGCAGATTCTTCCTGCACAGCTTCGATTTCATCGCTGATGTTCTTCGGGGTAGCGGCAGCTTCTTCCTTCAACTTGCTCTTGCGGGCCTTTTTCTTGGTTTGCTGTTCCTCAGTGAGAGGTGCAGGCATTTCGCCAACAAGGTCCTTTGCAAAGAGGGACACATCGTACATGTACTGCTTCTCGATGTAAGCAAGGAACTTCGGGTCTGTGATAAGCGGTTCCATGAATGCCTGCGTATTGCATTCATCGGTATCATCGTCAGTCCAACGGAATTCACGGAGAAGTTCGCCAGTTTCCTTGTCAATATCATAATCAGGACGATGGAGGAATGTACCCTGATTGCCCTTCTTGATTTCAACAGCAGCACCAGATGCGATAGCATCTTCAACCAATCCGTACCAGCGGTCGATACCACCATTCGTAAGAATACGGTATTCGCAGGTGCGGTCTTCCATACCGTCACGACCCTTCTTAATCTGTGCGGTGGCAATCTTACCAATCTTGGATGCCTTCTGTGTGCTTGTCTTCTTCGTCTTGTAAGCCCTTCCGTTAGTGCAAACAAGCACGATTGAATCACTGTTAAAGTACAGTTCGCAACCACCTGGAATGTTCTTCGGGTCCTTGTACTGTTCGAGAGAGTCATAAACGTGGTTGATGATAAGAGAAGTGAACTCAGATGCGTTAATCAGCTTGGCAAGTTCATTCTTCTTAATAGCAGTCTGACCCATGTCAGCGGTAGGCTGGTCCTTACCCGTCTGCTTTTCGATGGCTTCAACACGCTGCAAGGAAATAATCGGGCCCCAAGAGTC